GGCTGCGTCAATCCCTGGAAGGAGACCGCGGCCGGGTTCTTCGGGTCGAGCGAGCGCATGATCGGCTTGCCCGATTGGTGCGCCTGGTCATCCAGGACCGCCTTCTTGGAGGCGTAGAGCGCCGCCTGCTCCGCGGCGATCTCCTTGGCGAGCTGCTCCTGAGTGGGCGGCTTCCCGCCGGCGCCGGTCTCGAAGTCCACCCGCTTGCCCTCCAGGGCGAGCCGCTGCTGGTCGAGGCCGAGGCTCTGCTGCCGGATGCCGAGCTCGGCCTGCGCCCGGCGCCCGGCCGCAAGGGGGTCCTCGCGGACGCCCGCCGCCACCTCGGCCTTGATCGCTGCGGAGTCGGTCGCCGCCTGGAGGGCGCCGGTCTGCGCCGCCCGGGCGGGATCGCGCCCGAGCGTCTCGTCGTAGAGCTTCTGCATGTCGCTATAGAGCTGGTCGCCGCCCTTCATCAGCGCTGCGGCGCGCTGCGCCTCTGGGCTGCCGGGGGACATCTGTTGGATCTGGTCGTGGAGGCTCTGCATGGCGGCCTCCTTCGCCGCCTTGTCCTGCTCGCTCTCCTGGAAGAGCTGCGCCCGCCGGGACTCGTCGGTCCCGCGGATCTGCTGCTCCTGCACCATCCCCTTCGCCTCGAGATCCGCACGCGCTTGCGCGATTTGGTCAAGTTTCTGCTGGCGCGCCATCGCCGCGGCGTGGTCGAGGCCGCTCTGGTAGGTCTGGCTCATGGCCTCGACGCCGGAGCCGAGCGCGCCGCCGGGGTCCCGCGCTGCGTTGGCGCCGAGGAGCCGGGATCCCAGGGCGATGAAGGCGTTCCCGCGGATGCGCCGCGACTCCTCCGGATCGATCATTTGGCCGCCGTAGCGGGCCGGCATCATGAATCCGTAGGAGCTGCCGGCCCCCGCCGGAGGACCGACATCGCCGGGCTTGCCCATCGTCTCGCCGGGCGGCGCGTAGGGATCGGGCGAGGGCGAGGTGCCCCCGTAGATCCCCTCCGTGTCGTCGAGGTACGGCGTGATCCAGCTATCGAGCCCCCACATAGCCTAGCCGTACCCGATGCCGCCGTAGCCCGTGGCGGTGTTGTAGAGCCCGTAGCCCTGGGCGGCGCCCCCGAGAGCGCCGGTGAGGGCGGCCCCGGTCGGCGAGATGCCGGCTCCAGCGACGACGTTCTGCCCCTGGACGGTCGAGGTACCCCCCATCCCGCCGATCCGGAGGATGGTCGCCAGGTAGTTGTTCACGCTGCTCTGCGGGGAGCCGGCGTTGTACTCCGCCAGGTTCAGGTTCATCCCAGCGCGGGCGAGAGCGCCCTGCTGGTTGACGGAGCGGGCCGAGGTGTCGGCGTTCTGCTGCGCGACCATGCCGGAGCCCGCCGAGTTGGCCTCAGCGAGTCCCTGCGCAGCGACGGAAGCCAGGCCCGGGGCGTGGCCGATCGCAGTCGCCTCGTCGCCGGAGAGCTGGCCGCCGAGCCCGGCGAGCTGGTTCTCCCCGAACTGCTGGTTTTGCAGGATCGACTGGATGGCGTTCAGGTCCTGGCCGCGGCGGGCCGTGGCGGCGGCGGCGCCGGACGCCCCGGCGGAGGCGGCAAGCTGCGCCGCGATCTGCGCCCGGTTGGTCGCGTCGCTCATGGCCCCCAGGTCGCGCGTGTTCACGAGCCCAAGCGCCTGGAGGGCGGCCGACCGCTGGTCGTTGTAGTCCTGGTAGCGGGTGGCGGCTTCCTTGCCGGCGATCTCGCCCATGGCCGTCTTCTCGCCGAGCGTCTTGTCGTACTCGGCCTGCGAGCCGCCGAACCGGCCGCCGCCCTGCGCTGCGGCGTCCTGCTGCGCCGCCATCTGCCAGTACTGCGCCATCGCGTCCTTGTTCGACTTGTCGAGGAGCGCCTGGAGGTCGGCCTGGTCGGTCTGGCCTCCGAGTAGCGCCTTGATGTTCGAGCCGAAGACGCCGTCGCCCGTCGCGTCCGGCACGACGCCGCCCATCCCCACCGGCGAGGAGATGCCGCCGTTCGCTCCCGAGACGTAGCCGCGCGCCTGCGCGGCGATCTGGCCGGGGGTAAGACCGCCGCCCGCGCCTGCGCTCCCGCCGGCCCCCGTGGTGTCGTAGCCGGAGGCGGCGAGGAACTGATTCAAAAGATTGGATGCCTGGCTGCTCGACACCTGGCCTTGGAGCTGCTTCGTCAGGGTGTTGTCGATGTTGTTGTAGCCGGCGAAGCCCGTCCCGCCGGCCGCGGTGTCGGCCGCCTGGCTCGCGAGGATGTTCTGGACCGCCGACTGCGCCGCGCGCGTCGTCGGGTCGTTGCCCGCCTGGAGGCCGGCCGCGGCGGTCTGGCGGAAGATGGCGTCCGGGCTTGAGACGGCAGCGTGGGCCGGGCTCGCCGCGGCGGAAGACCCTGCGGCCGCCGTGGTGCGCGGGCGGGCGCCCCCGGCGACGGCCGGCACCACGCGGCCATCCGGGCGGGTGACCGTTCCCGCCGACGAGCTCGACGCGCGGAGGTTCGTCATGCCACCGCCGGCGCCCGCCCCCACTTGTCCGTTCGCGTTCGGCAAGCTCGAGCGCGGCCCCGTCCTTCCCGGGTCCGCCGGCTGCTCACCCGTGGGGACGCTCGCGTAGACCACCTTGTAGCCGCCCCTGCCGTCTGGCACGATCTGCGGCGCGCCCTGCTGGTAGATGCCGCGCTGCCCGGCGAGGATCGCCTGCGTGTCGCTGAGCGTCTGGTCTGAGAGGTAGGGCGTCTGCGTCGAGGTCTGGTCCGTCCAGTTCTTCTTCGGCTTGTTGGCGGCGTCGGCGCTCGACTTGTTGGCGATCGCCCCGACGACGGCGCCGCCCGCGATGGCAACCGCAACCCAGGTCATGGCAAGAAGCCCTCGGGGAGCTCGCCCAGGAGATCCGCGTAGCGGGCGTAGGCCGAGCTGCCATCCGGCAGGAGGTGCGGCTCGATCAAGCGCTGCTCGATCACGGCCAGGTCCCCCTCGTCGTCCGCGTTCGGGTGGAAGGTGATCCACGTCGTGTCCTCGTGGATGTAGAGGACGCGGCGGGTGCCGGGCTTCGTGATGCCGAAATGGCCGGCGGCGAGCTCTTCGACGCCAACGCCTGGGATGTAGACCGAGACGCGCCCCTTCGTCACCACGTAGGGGTGCTCCGTCTTGTGGATCTTCGAGGTGAGGAGCGTGCCGGCCGGCATGAAGATCTCGCGGATGTAGAGGCCGGGCGTCCAGCGGTGGACGAGCGGGAGGTCGACCGCGGGCGCGGCGCCCGAGAGCATCGCGGCCTCCAGGGCGTCGATGCGGGCGTGGTCGGCCGGCGAGATGGGCTCCGGAGGCCGGCCGGCAGCCGCAAGATTTTCCCTGTCGAGAAGCTCCCGGATTTCCTCGAAGCGAGGCGGTCGCCCGAGCGATGCGGCCAGCTTCGTCCGTGCCTCATCCTGGCGGGCGGCCTCTACGGCGAGGGGGGTGAGCAGCCCGAGCATCATGCCGACCTCCGCGCCGGCAGGTAGGTGAGGCGCGCCGCCAGGAGCCAGAACGCGCCCGTGTAGGTGTCCGCCGCGTCGGCGCCCACCCGCGTCAGGACGACGGCCAGGAGCGAGCTGTCCTGGACGATCGGCAGGTAGACCGGCCACGAGAACTGGAGGACCGTCTTGGCCGTCGTCGGCGCCGGCACCGTCTGGTTCGAGACGAGCTGGCCTTCGCCAATCCCCGGGCTCAAGTCGCCCGCCTTGTAGCGGGTGAGGATCGCCTGGAGCCGCACGTTAGAGGCGGCGACGGTCGCATCCCCGCTGTACCAGAGGTCGAGCCGCACGTTGCCGTCGATCCACTGCTGCGGGCGCGGGAGCGTCGTATAGATCTGCTGGCTCACGCCGTCCGCGAAGGCGATGTAGTCGTGGCGGTTGGGCTCGAAGCCCCGCGTGGCGCCGTTGAGGCCGAAGCTCTGCGGCGAGAGATCGCGCAGGTGCATGTCGGACAGGTAGAGTCCGACCGCGCGCTGGTTCCGCTTGAGGTCGTCCCCCTCGGGGTTGAAGTTCAGGATCGGGGAGCCAACGCCGCTCACGAGTACTGGCCTCCCGTCTCGTACTCCAGCTCGAAACCCTTGTGGTTGGAGACGATCCAGCCGCCCGAGTCGCAGCCGTAGCGCACGGCGTTGAAGTCGGAGAAGGGAGCCTCTGGCGTGGCGATCCAGCCATTCGAGTCGGGCGCCGCGTACGGCCCCTTCGTCGTCGGCGCCTGCGCGCCCTTGGGGTCCGACGTCGAGAGGATGCTGATGGTCTGGGTGAGCGAGGCGGCGCTCGGCCGGCTGTTGACCGGGCGCACCCGGCGGATGCGCGTCGAGTTCTGCGGGTCGAGCTGCATGAAGCCCGTCTGGAAGTTGACGAGCCCGCCGTTGTTGTAGAACCAGGTCGAGACGAGATCGGTTCCCGGCGCGCCGCTCGAGGCATCCCGGAAGACGAAGACGCCGTTGCGGCCGGCGAGCCACGCGTCGCCCGTCTCCGGGCGCTGGCGCAGGAAGAGCGCGCCTTGGGGGAAGCCGAAGCCGGGCGCGAAGGTGGCGAAGCGGTCCTCGTCGTAGTTGTAGGCGAGGACGTAGTCGCCGGTCGCGCCGGCGCTCGCCCCCGCCGTCGTCGTGTAGGCCCAGAAGATGAGGTTGTTCGTGGTGTCGGCGTAGGCCGAGACGTAGATCGGCGCGACGCTCGTTGCGATCGGATGGACGCCGGCGGGTGTCACGTTGTCGATCACGCTGCGGACGAGCTTCCCCTTGCCGAGCACCTCGACTTGCGCTTGCAGCGACCGGAGGACGGAGATCTGGCCGCCGTTGCGGATGACGGAGGGTCCGCCCTCGCCCCAGAAGTAGATGTCCGCGCCGACGCCGACGATCGAGTTGGGGTAGCGGCAGCCGTGGCCGCGGATGACGGCGCCAAACTGGTACGGGGGGCCATCCACCCTCACGATGCCGCGCGCCTGAAAGATCAAGCCGAAGTCGTCGCCGCCAAAGGCGCCCGTGATTGGACCGAAGTCGTTGTTGAGCGGCTGGTAGCCGGCGCCGACGAGCTGCGGATCGGCGCGCAGCGAACCGAAGGAGCGGGGGGTGTCGGTGGCGCTCCAGGCGACGAGCTGCGGGTTGGCACCCGCGGCGAGTCCGTCGTAGGGCGCCGGGAGCGAGCAGTTGGCGAGAAACAGGTTGTTGCGCACCACGAAGGCGAATTTCGCGGCCGGCGCGAACGTCGCGGTGTGGAGGGCGGCGAAGGCCGCAGCGCCGGACAAGAGGATGTTGGGCGGCGAGGTGTAGCGGGTCTCGATCACGCTGTCGCCGTAGGTGACGAACTGCGCGCCGCTGTCGGTGCCGGGCGTCGC